TCAAGAAGTTCAAACATTTTGATTGGTCAGACACGATTAAGCGTTTAAGGGAAGAAATCGGCCTTATTTTAATCAGCCTTGACGATGAAGAGTCTGCCATTTGGCACAGGATATGGACGAAAAAGGAAAAAGACAGGAAAATCAACGAAAAGTTAATGCGCTCGCTAAGTTCTTAGGTTTAATATTCGGCAAAGACGATTATATGAGCGAAGTGGATGCCCAGGAGTGCCTTTACTATGTTCAGTATATTAAAGCGAATGTTGAGGCGTGCCTGGATGCTCAAGACAGAGGCGAAATCCCCATACTGGAATGTACGGTATGGGCCACTCATCAAGGCAAAACCGATGTTACAGTAAATTACAACAAGAATCCTGAAATACGGGATAGCTGGTTTTTGAGTGAGTTGATCGCAAGATTAATGTCAGCCATAAACGAATGGGACTCTAAGGACTTGGGTAAAAAGCAGGGTAAAGTCGTTGATATGATGTCAAGGTTAGGGTGGGTTAAGGATTTTGGAAAAGGCAAATAAATCCAAATGCGAACTTGTAAATAAGTGGGAGAATATCGAAAAACAGCTATTTTTAATTAATCAAAAGCTGGATTGGATATTGTCCCATGTTTGGGACAAGGATTTTATAGAAGCTATCGAAACGAAAATCCCTGCTGCTGTTAAAATAAATAAGGGTATTAATCCTGAGATTGCCGTTATCGGCAAGTAAAAACTTGGGCTAAACCCGGTTTGGCCGCCGGGTGATGCAATAGCAAACAACTAAACGGGCAGTGTAGGTGCCTACACCACTTACGCTTGCCCGTTTTTTTGTTGCCCAAAACCATTTAAGCCGCCGCCGGGTGTTTATCAATGCGCGGGCGTAAAAGGGCTGTGTGATAGCGGTTCTTATCCCGCCGCCGGGGAGTTAAGCGGAGATAAACGAAGGGCGAGGAAAGGAAAAGCATTATGAGCGAAGATGCAACAACGGGCGTACAGAATCAAGACCCTGCCGCCGGGGGCCAGGTTGACGATCAGGGAACAAAGCAAGCTGGAAGCGCTGAAGCGCAAGCCGCAGCAGCCGCAGCCGAGGAAACAACGACAGTTCCTTTGGCCGCATTGAAGAAGTTAAGGGAAGAGCTGCAAACAGTTAAAGAGCAGAACACTCTTTATCAAACACAGTTGGGCCTGGCAAGAAACATGCCGGCGCAACCGGCGGCTCAACCGCAGACAGCCGCACAGCCGGACCAGGAGGATTTTTTCGCGGACATGGATGATGATGATGTGATGACGGTAGCTGACGCGAAAAAGATCATGAAAAACCTACCAAAAGGCGGCGGCAGCGAGATCGAGCAGGTAAGAGGCGAGCTGACCAAGATTCAGCTATACCAGCAAGACCCTGATTATGAAAACACCATACGAAATTATTTACCCGAAGTAGTTAATTCAAACCCGGCGATTGTTCAAACGATTCAGCAGAGTCCAAACCCGCCGTTGTGTGCCCTCAACTTTGCGAAGATGAACCCAAGGTATCAGTCCTTGAATCAACAGCAGGGCGGGGCACAGGCGGGCGAAACCCTATTGGATCAGATCAATCGAATCATCGAGAACGCTGAAAAGCCAGGCTCGGCGTCCCAGGTCAGCGGATCAGGTGCCATTAGCGGCGCTTCCCGCTTTAAAGACATGACGCCGGCGCAGATCGAGGAACACAAGAACAAGGTAATTGCCGGGGTTTCATAATAAAAAAGGAGTTTGAAAAATGGGAGACACCTTAACAACCACGACTCAGGTAGATCCGGCGGTTGCAGTTTTTTATGACAGAGTACTTTTGCAGGCCGCTCATCCAGACTTGGTTCACCTGAAGTTTGCACAAAATGCACGGCTGGACAAGAAAAGCGGCAACACCTATAAATGGCGGCGCTATTCCAATCTATCCGATGCTACCACACCGCTTGCAGAGGGTGTTAATCCTCCGGGGCAGCAAATGGCAAAAACCGACCTCACGGCCCAGGTTTCCTGGTACGGCGATTTTGTTCATATCACGGACGTTGTTGATATGACCGTTGAGGACCCGGTTCTCACGATTGCCGCTGACAAGCTCGGCAAGCAGATGGGCAAAACCTTTGACACGCTGATGAGAGATATTCTTTCGGCGTGCGCTTCCGCAACGAACGCCTCCGGCGGAGATAACAGCCAGACACCCACGGAGATTACGAGGGCTGACGTTGACGCCGTTGTAAAAACCCTGCTTGGAGCTGATGCTGACATGGTTACCTCAATGGTAACGGCCAGCACCGGCGTTGGAACGACTCCGGTTAGGCCGGCGTTTTGGTCCATCATTCATACGGATCTTTTGGACGATCTTGAGGCCGTAACCGGCTTCAAGTCCACCTCCGAATATCCGCGACAGAACGATGTTGACGATGCTGAGTGGGGAGCTACCGGGAACGTAAGATGGCTGCTTACCACAAACGCCAAAAAGACTTCAGAATCACCGGCACAGTATCATTTGCCGATTATAGGGCAGAACGCCTATGGCGATGTTGCGCTGGCCACGGTGAAAAATATTGTCAAGGCGTTCGGATCTGGCGGCACTTCCGATCCGTTGAACCGGAAAGCTACAAGCGGCTGGAAGAAAGTATGGGTTGCTCGAATCCTTAATGACTCTTTCATGCACGTTTTGGAAGTTACCAAGGATACTTAATAACCAAAAACCCCGTTCACGCGGGGTTTAAAACAAACCTTTAAAGGAGTTTATTATGGGTCAGATAGTTACAAAACACTTTGAAGCCGATGGCAACGCGGTGAATCTCAACCTGGGGTTTATCCCAAGCTATGTGCGGGTTACAAACTTCATGGCAGCGGATACCGAAGTTGCGGCAATCGAATGGTTCAAGGAGATGGGAGACGCCGTTGAAATATGGTGGAATAACTCGGATACCGGAGAGCAGAACTTTGTTCCGAAAAGTTCCGGGGGCTATATTTCGGCGTATGATGCCAGCCAGGTAGGCGTCCGCAAGTCCTGTACGTTCGATTATACCGGCGGGGCCATGGAAGATCTCGTCACTTGCGCCGGCCACGGCTATGTCGATGGCGAGGCCGTTAAGTTTGTCGCAGGCGGCGGACTTGCAACCGGTCTTTCAGCGCTAAAAATCTACTATGTCAGAGACGTTACGCTCAACACTTTCAGAGTTTCCGAAACCAGGGGCGGCGCAGTTGCCGAAATGACCAGCGACGGCACGCCTCCAAACTATGTGTTCAGCATTGACAATCTTCCTGAAATGCCGGGCGGCAAGGGTATTACCATAGCCGCTGCCTTTATGGACGATTCAGACGAGATTTACGTCCTGGCCATGGAGGCTGACAGAGATATGGACGAGGGCGATATTAACGCCTAAACCTAAACATCAGCAAACAATTAGGCCCCTGCTTGACGGCGGGGGCCTTGCTCAAAAAAGGAGAAATTGTTGTGGATAAGGAAGAAAAAGCAAAACTCGCAAAGGAAAAGGCAAGGGTAAACAAGGCTATGGCTGAACGCCTGAAAAATTTGGAATCGGAGGAAAAGATGAGGGTGAGATTTCAAAACATCGAGTTTCCAGGGGCGTCTCTTCAGTTTAATTTTCAATCGGTCAAAACCTATCAACTCTTTGACGGCAAGGAGTATGATTTACCGTTAAGCGTGATTGACCATTTAAACAGCCTGGCGGTCCCGGTTTATAAAATGTACGATCCTGAAGAAGAAAAAACACACTTTAACCCGGAACCCAAAGATCCGAGCGAAAGAATTGTGGGGGTGAGAAACAGATTCTCTATAATCCCGGTAAGCGTGAAGCGGGCCCGGCCGACCAAAGACCCGAAGGAAGAAAAAAGGGCGGCATAACCAGCCCGGGAAGGTTGAAATAAGGAGATAAGGGAAAATGAACAAATTAAGACTAAGGATCATTGTATCAACACTTATGGTTTTACTGTTTACGTTTATGACTGGCGGATCTTTCTTGAGCGCGGCTGACAAGCAGCGGATTGATCTGTCAAATATTCAGAATCCGCAATCGTTAGTAAAGGTCCTGAACGGGATGGATACCGAGATTGACGCCCTTAGAACCCTGGCGAACGAGCTTAAGGCCGATTATAACTTACTCAGAACCAATCTTTTGACAGGGAACTTTACAGCCGGAGTTTTAGCTGAAGGCACAAACGCAAACACAATTAAAACCGGGGCGGCGGTTAATTTTGCTATTGACGGATACCTTTACACAAAAGCCGCGACTGACAATATTGCCATGACCGCCTGCACCGAGCAGGCCGTTAGTACTTATTGCCTGTATTTGGTTAGCTCTATTGCCAATGGTACAATTACCATAACCAAGGGTACTTCAGTTGCAACAGATACCGCTGTTTTGCCGGACCTGCCGGCCAGCAGCGCAGCTATCGGATATTTCAAGGTTGTTACAGACGCTGACACCACGTTCACAAGCGGCACGGACGACATTACTACCTTTGTCGGAAGCGGCGGGGCGGTTACGTTTTATGATATGGTCCTGCTAAAGTCCGGGACCGGGGCGGCAACCGCGATTACCTCAACAACTGTAACCGAACAAACAACCAGGGGTAAATAAAATGTCTCTTTGGAGTTTCGGCAATATTCAAGCAAAAGTGCGTAACCTGACCGGACGGCCCAGCACCGAACAGATCAGCGCTGATAGCTTAAAGATCGCAATTAATCATTATTATCAAAACGTATTCCCAATAGAAATCAATGTTACGGAGTTTGAGGGATATACGGAGCTGTCCGCAACCAACGGGACCGGAAGTTATGATATTCCATCCACGGTCTTAACGATAAACCCGCCTATAACCGTTAAAGATTCGGACGATAAGATTTATCCGATGGATCTTTTTATAGACGAGCGCCGGTTTTTTGAGTTGTTTCCTGATGATTGCCATGATGAGGAAGATGAGAGAGAGCGCCCGGTTGCAATGCTTGTTTATGGCCGAAAAATCTATTTAAGACCGGTCCCTGACGCCTCTTACACGGTTAAGTATTATTGCCGCAGCCAAACCCCTACAGCACTTTCCGATGAGCAGGATACGGTGTCGGACGATATGTGGGGGCCCTGTATCGCATACGGCACAGCCATTGAAATATTACAAGAGGCCGGCGAGAATGACGAGGCGGACGAACTAAAGGATATGTATAATTTTTATATGGGGCTTATTGACACCAAGTACATTAAACAAATACCCCTGGGAGCCAGGGCATTACCGAGGTTTTAAAAAAATGAAACTACATAGAAGTTTTATAATTGCATTGCTGGCAACACTGTTATTTGCATACGGCGGGATCTTGATTGCCGGAGACGTAAAAACCCAGGACTGGAACGCTTCCTTTGAAACCATACCAGGCGATAGCGATAACATCAGCGAGGGTGCCCAAAGGATAAGGAACTTTAAAAGGGATATTCGGGAACGTGTTGCACAAGACCATTACATGGACCTGGCCGGGACTCAGGCGGACCACGGAGAGCACAAAAAAGTAACCTTTCAAGCTCCGCTTGCAAGCGACCCTACCAATGCGGCCAATAAGGGCTATCTCTACACAAAAGATGTTTCCAGCAAGGCCGAGCTTCATTGGGAAGATGAGGACGGCAATGTAGGGCAAATAACCAATGCCGGTGCCGTGATGGCGTTTCCATCCGGCACTAAGTTGCTTTTTTACCAGGATACTTGCCCGGCGGGATGGACCATTGACAGCACGATGAACGATAAGGTTTTGCTTGTTACGAAGGGATCGGCAGCCGGCGGAGAAACCGGCGGCACGGAACACTCAACAGGCACTTGGCAACAGCCGGATCACACCCTAACGATTGATGAAATCCCGGCTCACTATCATTTCAATGGGGTTGGCGATAATCATTCGGGATCATATATTTACAACGCCTCACAGGTTGGAGTGCCGGGAGTTGCCACAAAATACCTATCTTCAGAATATGGCTCTCCATCCTATCAGGGCCTTACCTCTGAAACCGGCGGAGGATCAGCGCACGATCATGGCGACACTTGGAGGCCCGCCGGTTATAATGTTATTTGTTGCGTGAAAGATTAAGACATGGGTAGTTATCAGCCATTCCTTATAGCCAATTTAAGGACAGGTTTACAGCTTAACCTGGAACCGTGGCTCTTGCCAAAAGACGCTTTCAGTATGCTTGAGAACGCATACCTTGAAAACGGCGTTATCGTCAAGCGCAACGGCTATTCACTATTTGCCGACACCGGGACCGGTTATCCTATAACTGGAATATTTCATTATATAGAATCGGACGGATCAAAAAGTCTTTTGGTAACGGACACAAAAAGGCTTTATGAGTACAACACCAGCACAAAGGCGCTTGATGATAAGGATGGGTCCGATTATTACACCGGAGACGCTTCAAGTTTTATTTCATCCTGCAACTGGCTGGATAAGGTTTACATGGCCAACGCAAAGGATCAGTGCCGGGAATATAACGGATCAACAGTATCCACATGGAAAGTTGATATAACAGGCGATGCTAATAATAACCTGGATTATTGTCGTTTAATCATGACCCTAAAAGAGAGGATAATTCTTTTTTATACGTCTGAGGATGGCGTGCTTTATCCCCAAAGGGCCAGATGGTGTACGGCTAGCAATCCCGATGCCTGGAATAATGACGAGTATATTGATGCACCAACCTATGAGCATATAAAAGGCGCAGCGTACATGGGCGATGATATTATTGTATTCTTTGACGAAAGTGTTTGGATGCTTAAATATACCGGAGATTCAACCCTTCCTTTCCGCTGGGAAAGAGTTAGCACGATTGCCGGATGCGCCTCACCGTTCTCTGTAATTGAATACGATAAAGCGTTTGCCCTTGACAAGCTCGGCCTGGTGGCAGCCGATGAGTTTAGTGTAAATAGAATTGATGCCAAGCTATCAAGATTTATACTTGAGTTTAATCCGAATCAGGCGGATTTGGTTTATGGCGGTTTGTGCAAAGAACTTAAACAAATGTGGTTTTTATATCCGTCATACAACGCTACCGCGCCGGACCGGGCGCTTATTTTCAATTATGAAGATTGGTCATTTTCAACCTTTATAATACCCCTTAATTGCCTTGGCACTTACGTCTCGCAAGACGTTGTTACATGGGAGTCCGCCTCTGGAAGCTGGGCGGATTATCCCGGAAAATGGGTAGAAGGCCGAGGAATTGTCGGCTACCCTCTTATGTTGGGCGGAGCTTCTAACGGAAAGGTTTACAAGCTGAACGATACTTATGGAGACGCCAGTTCCAATATTGCCATGACGATAGATACCGGGCGATGGAACCCGTTTGTTAAAGACGGTAGAAAAGCACGATTAGGATATATTGACTTCCTGGTTGAATGTAATGAGGGGTATGAGCTTGAAATAGACTTCTTTCTTGATTTTAATGATACTTCTTATCAAACAAAAACCTTAAAGTTTAATAAATCCGGCCAAAAAGCCTGGGTTAGGATATTTTCAGGAGCTATCGGCAATAGCCATCAAATAAGGATCAGGGATAATAAGAACGATCAGCAGCCAAAGATTCATGCAATGATACCGTACTTTAAACCCGCCGGCAGACTCACAATAGAGCTGGTGGATATTGCCGAATATCTTATCATGGGCGGTGATTATCTATCTATTGGCGGCGAAAGGATGAAGTTGTAATGGCCAAGCTGCCCCCGACAATCAAATTGCCGTTTGACGATAAGGCGATAAAAGATCCAGAATTGAGGAAATACCTGAAAAACCTGATTAAGACCCTAAAGAAAACGTATGAGGATATTTCCATTACTGTAAACCTTAACAGAGACGGAAGAAATGACCCATAAAACAAAAAAGAAAGGAACGGGCTTAAAATATATACCGGTTACGGATTTTCTTCTAATCCCGCGATATTTAATGGAGCAAATCAAACCATCAGATATTGAGATTGACCATGTTTATGCGATGAGCGCTGAGATAACTTCCAGCCCGTTTAATATCCTGGGAGTGTTTGCCAATAAGAATAGCGAGGTTAAGGGGTTTCTTTGGGGCATGATTAACCCTTTGGACATGAAAATTCATATCGTCATGCTGTCGGTCGATAAGGAATATCAGGGCAAGGGAATTATCCCGGAAACTACGGGTATTTTAAGGAAAATAATGGAACGATACGGGTTAAAGGCCATAGTGTTTAAGACTATGCATCCGAGGTTGTTCAGAAAATACGGATATAAACAGACTGACGAGGTGTTTATGGAGGGCAAATAAGATGGGCGGCGTTACAGATATGTTGTTCGGTTCATCCGATGAGGGCGGATATAAAGGCGAAGCACCTATGCTGACAAGGGAACAGCAGGAGTTGTTGAACAAGTTGATAGGTGTTGTGATCCCGCAAATAGGCCAGGGTGTTAAAGCGTATCCCGGCCAAATGGTTGCCGGACCGTCCGCATTGCAGACGCAGGGTTTTGATCTGACAAGTCAACTGTTCGGGTCTGGCGGCACCGGCCAGGACGTTCTTGGTAAAATCATAGCCGGTCCCGGCGGCGGGGCGTATGATCCTGAATCCGCCACAAGGTTTTGGGAGACTTCCGTAAAAGCTCCGGCGATTAAATCATGGCAGGAGGAAATATTGCCCGCGGTGAAAGAAAGTTTTATCGGCCTGAACGCCGGCAGATCCGGCGCGGCTAACCGGGCGATTGCCAAAAGCGGTGAGGACTTGATGAGTAGCCTTTCGGCCAGCCTGGGGGATATTCTATATAAGGGCGAGCAATCTCAGCTTGACCGCCTGCAAAACATACCGGGCCTGGCCTCCATTCTTACGCAGCCGCTTATGTCTGGCGGCGGTGTCCAAAGAGGTATTGAATCTCAGCAATTAATGGAGCCATACCAAAAATGGCAGGCCGAGCAAGGCTATGCGAACCCCTGGCTAAGTTTTATCAGTCAGATATTGGGCACGCAGGCAGTGCAGCCGATTGTTCAGGGGCCATCATCTCAAAGCGGGTTGTTTCAGGACGTTCTCGCACCGATGGGCGCGGCTTATTTGGGAACCGAGGCGGGCGCTGGCGGGCTTACATCATTGCTCTCAATGCTTAGCTCTAAGAGGTTTAAAAGAGATATAAAAACCCTGGGCTATATCAAGGGGTTAAGATTGGTTTCCTTTAGATATATAAATTCTCTTAAAAAAAGAATTGGATTTATAGCTGAAGAGGTTTTTAAAATTCATCCTGATTCTGTTGTTTTGGACAAAAAAGGAAAACCGTTAGCGATAAATTATCTTAAACTTTTAACTCATATTTTAGGGTAAAACCATGGCTTACTACATACCAGGACAGCAAACCGATGTTTTTGGCGGACCGGCCGGCGGCACTTTCAATGCTATGATGCAAATGATGCAGGGCTATTTAATGGGCGAGCAAAAGCGCGAGGAAGAAAAACAAATGCGCCTGCTTGCGGAAATATTCGGAAAGCAGGAGGGCCAGGAACCAATTACCAGGGAAAATGTTATTGAAAGGATACTCCAAAACCCAGACCTGAAACCCAGGGCGCGAATGATGGGAATAAGAGCCGCTGATGTTTTGCCGGTGAGAGAAACCCCGGATTATACCATTCTGGAATATTGGGACAAGGATGGCACACCACGCAAAAAACGAATACTTGAAAGCAAATACAATCAGCGGGTAGCAGAGATTGAGGCCCAGGGCGGATCTTTTAAGGAACCCAATAAATATGCAACGTGGGGAAAGCCAGTAAGATACGGAAATACATGGGTGCAAAAAAACAACTTAACCGGAAAATATGAAAAGGCTTATTCTGATAAAGAAGGTTGGTCCCAACCTTATGAAAGCAAAAAGGGGAATATTATTCAAAGGAATCTTGCTACAAATGAAATTAAGGTTGTTGAAAAAACTGCTGATGTAAGCCAAAAACGCCTTGATAGTTTAAGGTCTGATTTCAGACAGGAAATTGGAAGGTATTACTCCGCAAAGCGTGGGGTTGGTCAATTCATACCGGATGAAAATAAAGAGCAGATTGCACAGGAAGCCTATACCAGCGCCATGAAAATAGCGGAGCAATATGTAAAAGAAGGTGGTTCTTGGGCCGATTTGGGGCTTAACGAAGCTGGAAAAGAAAAACCTCAACAGGAAATGGCCGAAATGCCTCCTGCAGGTGAGCATAAAGACAGAATCATAAAAGACACAAAAACAGGTAAGCGCTATAAGTCTGACGGTAAAAACTGGATAGAGATTGAATAATGCCATACGTTTTTGAAAATACTGAAACTAAAAATAGATTCATCTTTGAGGATGAACAAAAACCGAAATCTGTTTTGGATTTAGCCGATATTGAAACAATGCCGGAAGAGGGAATTTCTATGTCTGTTCCAAAAGCCGCTTTATCCATTGCCGGAGGTGCCGCCGCTTTTCCGATATCCGGCATGGCAGGACTTAGCAGATTAATAACAACCGGATCACTCAAAGAGGCAGGGAAAACCATTGAGGGTATTGGCTCTTTGCCGATGAAAATTTCAGAGGGCGATGAAGAAGCTCAAAATCTTGTTAAGATGGCATTAAAGCCCATTGAAATGGTTGAAACAGCAGGGCAGTTTTACGGTGATTGGGTAGAAAAAAACTGGCCTGATCGTGATAGTGCGGCGGATATGGGAGCTTTAACAAAGTCTATTGTTGAAGGCACGGTTTTTGTGGGACTTCCAGCTTTAAAAGCAAGGCTTATGAGGGCCATAAAAGCTAAAGACCTCCCGAAGGTTAAGGAAACCCTTGAGCGTGTCGGTCTTGAAAAGCCAGCCGAAGAAATTATTAAAAAGCCTTCACCTGAAACCAAGTTTTTAAAAGAGGAATTTCAAAAGCGCTTTGTGTTTGATGACGAACCTATAAAAATGGATCGTATAAAATTAGCCCAAGAGCAACGACAGACGCAAATTGAAGCTGAAATGACTGAAGGTATAACAGAACCCGCAAAACCGGAGAAAGCCCTAAAAATAGCTCCTGGTGAAGCGGAAGCGGCTAAAAAACCCACCCCGAAGAAAGAGGCGTGGGAAATGACTAAAAAGGAGCACCTTGGTTGGTATAAAGAACAATTCAATAAAGAGCTTGGTCATGTCAGAAAATTTGACTTTATGAAAGATTCTGATAGCGCAAGTTTTCAGCATAAAGAAGCCGTTGAGCAAGCCCTATCCGAGGGTCGCAAAGTCCCCCAAGAAGTCCTTGCCGAGTATCCTGAGTTGGGGAAAGGTAAAACTGAGGTTGTTGACCTGTTTGAAAAAGCAAGAAAAGTAAAAACGCCTAAACAAAAATATGCAGACCTAAAAGATGCTTTTACTTTAATGAGGGATGGGGTTTCACGGGGGAATATTGAAAGAACGGGCGGAGAATATCAACATATAATTGCCTCAACTTATCCCGACTGGTTTAGAGGTAGGGGGTGGAATAAAAAAGAATTTTTAAATATTTTAGACAAGGCTGAACGAGGGGAAAAATTAACAGACAAACAATTTGATAAATTCCATGAATTTATAGGCATTGCCGAGGAATTAAAGAAAACCCATCCAGACCTTATAGAACTGTCAGCATCAGAGATTAAAGAGTTAGAGGCTGGCGGTGCAGGAAAACCCACAAAAAAGAAACGATGGGAAGAGGCAAAGCCCGAAGAGTTTGACCCAAACACATTTTATAGTGGCATACCAATTCATAAGGCCGGTGAAGCCTATACAAAATTGATCGGTGAGCCTGTTTGGGATAAGCTCGTAATGAAAAAAATACCCAAACTTTTAGAGAAGGTTCCGGGCGGCAAGGCTGTAAATCGTGCTTTTATGTACGAATACAGGGGCGATTTAAAAGATACCGCAAAATATATGAAGTCCTTTGAGGATATGAAGCGTTCTCAGGCAATTGGCAGGGAATATGGCATTGACCTTGGGAAACGACTTCAGTCCGTACCTGAAAAGTCCCAGCTTAAAATAGGCGAGGCTATCCGTGGCGAAGATGTTAAATTAAGCAAAGGTGAGGCCACATTAGCCGATGAAGCCATGTGGTCAATGCTTGAGCTTGGGAAACAGGCTGTAGATACAGGATTGCTTTCTGAGGAGGCTTTTTTTAAAAATGCAGGGCGATATATGCCCCGGCTTTATACGTCAAAAGAATATCAATCCTTGCTAACAAAATATGATTTCAAAGAAGCTACCCGCCTTGATCTTTCACGATTCAAGCGCAGAAAGGACATACCAAAAGAAATACGTGAGGAAATGGGGGAAATTTTAACCCCAGGCTATCCGATTGCGAAGGGAATAGCAACACTTACCCATGATATTGAGGTTGCTCGATTCTTTAACGGAATTGCAGAGAATCCTGATTGGGCAATGGTAAAAGATTCAAAGGGGGTTATACCGGAAGGATGGAAACAGCTACCATCAAATGATAAGCTCGGCAAACTCTCAAAAGCTCATGTGCACCCTGAAATTTTTAATGATCTTCAAGAGACAATCCGGGTGATGAATACACCTGAAAAAGTATGGCGAAAAGCACTTGGAACATGGAAGTTCGGCAAGGTTATTATTTCACCAAAAACTCACGTTAGAAACCTTATGTCAAACTCGGTGCTTGCTCATCTCGGCGGCTTGCCTATGTATAAACAGCCATATTATTTAGCCAAGGCTGCTGCCGAGATGAAATCAAAGGGTAAATTTTGGGAGATGATGAGAAAGGAAGGCGGAGGCCAACACACCTTTACCGCGGGAGAGTTAAAGGCTTTATTCGATCAGGTTGAAAGCCAAATGAAAGACATTAAAGCCGGTTCTCTTCCTGAAAGGTTCGGTATCATCGGAAACGCGTGGAATAAATCAAAAGGGACAATGCGTAAAGCTGCCGACCTATATGAAGCTGAAGAGCAATGGTTTAAACTGGCTAAGTTCATTCACAATATTGAAGGCAAGAAAATGACCCCGAAAACCGCATGGGCCGATGCTGAAAAATGGCTGTTTAACTATGCAAAAGTAACACGATTTCAGGAAAAATATAGGTCAAAATGGTATGGCGCTCCTTTTGCAACATTCACCTTTAAGGCACTTCCGAGAATTGCCGAGGCAATGATTAAAACACCTTGGCGTTTTGCATTGCCAACAGCAATTATATACGGCCTTGAAAAAGCAGCACAGAAAAAAATAGGGGATACCCCTGAAGAGATAAGAGCTAAAAAGGCACTTAGACCAGAATGGCAAAAAGGCAAAATGCTTGGAGTGCCTAATTTTGCGAGAGTCCCGATTGTTGACGAATATGGCAGGGAATATTTCCTTAACCTGACTTATATTTTGCCGTGGGGCGATTTAGGAGAGGCGGGAAAGTTCGGGCCGATACCGGGAGGTTTAAGGCCGTTTTCACAACCTTTTGTAAATGAGCCTATTCAACAAATAATGAATTATGATCCTTTCTGGAAACAAGAAATCGTATCAGAAACAGAAATAGCCGGAAAAAGCAAGCTCGGAAAGATTGCAACCGATGCAAAAGAGCGTGGGAAACATTTAGCACAAACCATGCTCCCGACCCCTGTTTTTGATGTAGCAAAGATTATTGACGCTATAAGGCAAAAACCGGATTACAGGGGAAGATTAAGACCTCCCGCTGTTGTTGCCGCAGATGTGATTGCCGGAATTAAAATGTATCCGGTAGATTACACGGAACAAATTACAAAAGATATATCAAAAATTGATCCAAATACAGGATATTTGGCCCGTAAAATCCTCAGTCAGATCAGATCATTAGCTATAAAAAAACAGGCTGTTGAAAAACGGGGTGGAAATACAAAAACATACGATGAAGCTATAAAGAAAAAAATTGAGCAACTTAAAGGACTTGGAGAAGAAACTAAAAAGAAAGGGGAATTATTTAAAGAGTCTGGTGTTCACTAATTTTTTTATCTTTGGAATAAACTTGTTCTCAATAAAGCAAATGCTTAATATAACAGGGATAAACGAAACGACAGCAATGATAACTTGCCATAAAATGTCAATACAGGATCGAATAAAATATAAAGGATAATCTGACCAAAAAATAAGAAACTTTTGAAGATATTTAATCATAATTTATTTACATACAAAAATTTAAAGTATAAATCAATAAAAAAATTAAACCCTTTACCTTAAACCGGCCAGTTTAAGACAGGCAAAAACGAAAAGGCGGCTGTGTAGGAGCCAAACCCTGCACAAGCCGCCTTTTTATTTGTGAGGAAAGGAACATGAGAAAACTAATACCAATTTTTTTGACTTTACTATTATTGTTTACTCTCTATTTGAACCGCGCCGTTGCTGACAGACAGACAGACCTGGACAAGAATAACGCCATTGATATTGCATTAGGCGGCACGAACGCAACCACAGCCGCCGGCGCAAGGTCCAGTCTTGGAGTCCAGGCCGCCGATGCAGACCTTGCAACTTTGTCCTCACCTACTCCATGGCGATTTTTCTATTCAAACGGGTCAAGCGCATTAACCGAGCTTTCTTTCGGAACATCGGGGCAGTACTTAAAATCTCAAGGGGCCTCTTCAATTCCCACCTGGGATGATCCAAGTACGGCAAGCTGGGTTGAGGATGATGTGTTCGGGTCTGGCTGGGACGGAGATACTACTCATAGCCCAAGTCAAAACGCTGTCCATGACCAAATAAAACTGTATGATACCGACTTGGACGGAGATATTGATGTTCTGGACGGCTCATTGGGCGGAGCGCCCACAGGGGCAACCTACATAACCCAAACCGCTGATCCAAACTTGTCGAACGAGCAAGCACTTCAGGGCATGTCAACCGGAATTATGCGCGTGGATGGCGGTACGGGCGTTATTACGAGCCTTACTAACAGCGCCGGGATAGCAAATAATTTGTCAGACGAAACCGGTTCAGGGCTTTTGGTTTTTTCTAACTCCCCTGTCTTTACTACCCCAAACATAGGAACCGCGACGGGTTCGGTGTCCGGCAACGCCGGCACGGCAACGGCCCTGGCTGCCAATGGTGCGAACTGTTCAGCCGGTCAGTTTCCGTTAGGAGTAGATGAGTATGGGGCGGTTGAGAGCTGCACGGACGCCGCAACACAGGCGGAGCTTGACGCCTGGGTGGGATCTTCCAATATTACCACGCTGGGCACGATTGGGGCCGGGATCTGGAATGGTACGGAAATCACGGACGCCTATATCAGCAATACCTTAACAGCCAGCAAGTTTATTGGCAGCGGCTCTTCAACCGATGCGGTTGACTTGGCCACGGCGGAAGTGGCCGGCAATCTTCCGGTAACCAATTTGAATAGCGGGACCAATGCCTCAGCTACAACCTATTGGCGCGGCGACGGAACATGGGTAACACCTTCAGGAACAGGAGACGTAAGCGGTGTAGGTGATTGCACCGAGGGCGATTGTCTTGACGGCACAAGCGATGGCGGTACTCAGTTTAGTCTTTGGGATGGCGACAGCAATAAAGGCACCTTTACCCTGCCAAACCTTTCCAGCGATGTTGTTTATACCTTACCCTCGGCAACCTCTACTTTATTGGCTACGGACGGCGTTGGCACTAATTTAACGGCTTTAAATGGAGAAAATATACAGGATAATACCATTGATAAGGATTCTCTGGATTTCGGAACTGGGACCGACCAAATAAGCGCAAGCGATATGCCGGATCAGGACTTAGGAGACATTTCTGTATATAGCGGGAGCTGGACTATTGACGAAGATGTTATTGATAAGGCTAATTTTAAGGATGAGAATTGGGGTGATGTGAGTGTCTCTTCAAATTCTGTTACTCTTAATGAAGATGTGGTTTCTCCTGCCAAGCTCGATGATGGTTCGGACACGCCTAATGATGAGGATTTCGTAACATACGAAGCCACGGGCACCGAATTTGAATATCATTCAGCGGCGGAAGTGGCCGGCGCTATAATAGCGGCAATGACAGACGGAGAATTGGCGTCAATTAGAGATTTGACTTCAGCCGCAGACAAATTTCCTTATTATACCGGCTCTGGAACTGCAAGTTTGGCTGACCTCACAGGATTTGCCAGAACTTTGCTTGATGACTCAGATCAAGGGACAGCAAAAACCACCCTTGGCCTTGGGACCGGAGACAGCCCGCAATTTACAGGGATTGAGCTAAGCCATGCCACGGAGAACACCCTGACTGCGTCAGGTGGGGTATTAAGCATAGAAGGTGTGGCAATTTATAAAACGGGTGATAAAGTAGGTGATGCCGATACATTAGACACCCACGATTCCACATATTTTCAGACTGCTCTCTCAAACGAAGCAGGATTATATGCAGCCCTATCTGACGTAACTGAATTTGCCGAAACTGACGAAGCTGAAACATGGACAGCCAAGCAGGATTTTCAGAAGTCTTTTACAACCCTCACCGGCCCCGCCATGTGGAACTGTTGGGCAAGAACCGGAGGGGCTAC